GTTAGTTTGTGTTCTGGGTTGTTGCTGAGTAGATTCAACTTGTTTCTCCAAAACAGGGGCTACTAAATAGTCAGGGCAGGTCTGCGTAAACAAACACCTTGGACGCTGACATTCAGGGTCTTGAAAGTGGTCAAAATCCTGGCAGGTATATCGATACCTATCAGAGCAACCACTAAGAACGATGATGCACAGAATGGCTATTTTTCTTAGCATAATCAACAGATTCTTGAACAAACAGATAGCCAACGTAGCCAAGAACAACCACTAAGACTGCAATTAAAGCAGCCAGCATAAATTCTTCTTGCTCTTTTTTCTTGGCTTTGGCTCGGTCAGCAGCAGCTTGCTCGGCAAACTTGTCGGCTTTATCCATCTCACCTGCGCGGGCTTTGATCTTGTTCCAAACATCCACCTTGCCAGCTTGCATGAACAGCATCTGCATTTCTGATTCAAGCTCACGAGTTTGCTCCAGAGCCATTTCGACTTGGATAGCAATACTCATATTGCTGGCGTTGCCAGACTTCTTAGCCGCATCAACGGATTGAATGGCCTTCTCTTTTGCAGAAAAGAGATTGCCCAGTACCGGCCCAAGAGACGCAACATCGTCCACAGTTTGGCTGGCCTGTTTGACCATCTTGACTGCTTTTTGGATGCCCGAAAGGGCAAGGCCGATGCTTATTGGGTCAATCATTTTACGTTCATGAAGTTATGAGTTAAATAACCAACGATAGAGCTAATAGCTGAAACAATGGACATACCAACCCAAAAGCCGCCTTTTGACTTGTTAGCCAGTTCCAGCAATTGCTCCATGCCATCTTCTAGCTTATCCACCTTTTGTGTCAAATCTTCGACTTTCTGCCAAAGCTGACCATACTTAACCAGATCAATATCGCTCATGATTTTTGAATGTAAGCAAGAGCGTAATAGAGAGGCAAGTTAGTTCCTGTGCCGCTAGTCACGCTGGAAGTGAAACCACCGTTGTTGCCCACGCCGTATGTGTTACCAGCACCAACAACGAACGAATCTTGCAAGTTAGGCGTACCGTTCTGACCATTACACAAATAGTAGCCAGAAGGAATTGAAGCGATAGAACCCGACCACATCAAGATACAGCCGCTAGGCACTTGGTTGCTGCTGGTCAAAGTCGTTGGAATTCCATACAAATTGTCGTATGTTTGAATCACCGAGCCTGTGCTATCAGCAAGAACAAACTTGTAGTTAGTGCCAGAAGGCAACCAGATTTCTTGCGGAGGCCGACCATCTGTTCCAAGCTGGATAGGGTTGGTGTTATTGATGTTGCCGGACGATGTGGTGTAAGTCGCCGCAGCGGTGCTAGTACCAGCCAAATAAGTGTAAAGATACCCGCCAGCCAAAGGCAAGCCAGTAGTGGTAAAGAACTGAGCGCCGTTACCGATGGGGGCTAATAGATAACTCATTGTTAATCTTTCTTAGGTTTACCAATGTCAGATAGCCGAGTACCAGCACCAGGCTTCAAAGATTCTTTTGTGGCTTGTTTAGCAGCGTTAGCAGCACGTCTTTCCATAATTGCTGTGCCTAATTGAGCGCCAGGAACAACAGCGTTTATGCCTTTTTCGGCAGCAAAACCAACAGATTTTGCAAGGTTTTGCGCTATTGCGCCAACCAAAGTATTAGAGTTATTAACAAATGAGCCTCTAGGCTGCGCTTGGGTATATCGAGCAACATTACCCAATGTTTTCAACTGAGGCGTGGCTTCACCAACCAAATATTGCAATTTAGGGTCAAGTTGCATCAATGCTTTGTTAAAACCCGATTGCGAGAAATTGCCGTTGTCGTTAACGATTCCAGCTTTTTCTTTTAAATAATTGATTGTTGCCGCTTTAACGTGTTGTCCCGCTTCCGAATCAGCGCCAAGCTGTTGAAGCATTGCATCCAAATCACGTTTATTAGCATTAATAACGTATTTGTTAACAAATTTATCAGGTGCAACATCATTAACAGCAGCTTGATAAGCAGGGTCTTTTTCAAGCAATTGGAAGCGTTCACGGGCTGCGCTACGAGCAACATCAGCCAAAGGTTTTAAACCAGCCGTTTCGTTAGATAAAGGCAATTTATCCAACTCTTGAACCATCATTTTAGCTGCGGTGCGAACTGAAGCATCAGCATCTTGTGCCGATATTTTGCTCATGTTTCGGCGCATATTAAGATAATTGTCAAACGACATTGTGCCGTTCTCTGCCAACTTTTTAAGTTCTTGATATTGCGAAACCTTCTGTGCATCTGTTGACAAAAGTTCGCTTTTCATCTTTTTATCAATGTTATCAAGTAAAGTCTTTGCATCAACAGGCAATTCACCACCAGCAGCGTCACGCAATGCTTGAAACTTATTGCTAATGTCTGTGTTTCTAGCTGTATCTAAATCTTTGTAAGCATTGATAATGTTTTCTGCATTTTCAATGTGGTGAGTAGCATGAACGTCAGGCGCTACTTGGTCACGAATTGCATTGATGTTGTCAATCAATTGACCGTTTTGTTCGTTGTAGCGTTGCGCTAACTCAGGGTTTTTTCCCCTTGAATTCATTTCATTTGACAAGATGTTTACATCTTGAGAGGCTTGTCCTTTTGTCAAACGAACTGGAATAGGCAAAGATTCGCCTTCATTGCTACGGTTTAATGCCTCTAAATTGATGTCTCTTACTGGAGCATTACGCAATGCAGCTTGCGTTTCTGGTGATGCTTGCGCTAATGTTGCTTTAATTTGTGACTCTGGGGTTAGTTGCGCTGCCCCAATGCTTTGTGCGCCAAAACCTGCTTTTGGTTGTCCTGATGGCGTTACATACTCAATTTCCGGCAAAGCCTTGCTAATAGCACCACCAGCAGCTTTAGCGCCTGTCTTTAACGCACCAGCAACTTCTGGCGCAAGGAAAGGCAGCATATTGCCAATGTTACGAATGTCCTCAACAGGTTTGCCATTTTTTTCAGCAAGTTGCTCTGGCGTGATGCCCATAACATTAAAGTAATGGTTTAACTGTTGCGCCAAAGGCTCAGTAGCACCGCCTAACGGTTTTTGATAGGCTTCTTTTCCTGTGATGCCAGTTATCCGACCCAATGGGTTAGAAAGAGCTTGCGTGATTGCTTGACCACGTTGCTCGGCTTCCTTTGGCCCTTCAATGCCAAACGCACGTTCAATAAACTGAGTACCGCCACCAATAGCTTGTGGAATTGCATTTATCAAAGTATCAGCTGCACCAAGCACTCTCTGTGGAATTTCTTGTTTAGCTTGAAATGCCTTTTGCATGGCAGTAGTTGCCGTTGCAGGTGCAGGGGCTGGCGCTGCTTCTGTTGTAGCTGCTTTGGTAGCTGGTGCGCTTAAATAATCCTCTAAAGGGTCGCTAGAGCCTTTGACAGACTGAACATATTTAGTAGGGTCAGCGGTCTTAAACCCACCGTAAGCAGCCAATGCTTTGTCCAAGCTACCAGTTTGGTTGTAAAGCTGAGTTAGGTATTGACGAGCAGCTTCACGAGCTTGCTTTTCATTCATTGGGTCAAAATTTATGCCTTTTTTAGCAAGCATTTCAACTGTGCTAGGCATGAACTGATAAGCGCCTCTAGCCCCGCTAGTTTTGTTTACAGCATTTGGGTTGCCGCTGCTTTCGGTTTGCTTTAAACGATCAAGCAAAGCCTCAGAAATAGGGGATTCAGCCGTTCCGCTGCTTAAATACTGCTCAAGAGCATCCATCAGAGTTCCCCTGTTGAAGTCAACTTTTTAATGTTGCGCCATTTTTCAAGGAAGATTTTACGCTGTGCGGGGTCGCTTGGCATGATCTTATCCAACTCTGCTTTTTGTTGTGCGGGGTTTTGGATGCTGTTGACAATGCTTGCAGCTTCAAACAATCGGCTGTCTGCATTTTTGCTCCAGTTTTGTTGGAAAGCAGCCATGTTGTTATCGCCAAATTTGCGATAAAAGTTTTGTGCCGCAGTAGCTTGCATATCAGTACCCGTCAATTGGGCATCATTGCGGCGAACAATGTTACGCAACACACTTGGGGGATAAGTTTCATCACCAGAAGCCAAAGCCGCCAAATGCTTTCCAGCATCAGTTTTTAACTGAGCATCGTTCATTGCCGACAATTGTTGATTGGCAATGTCTTTAGACAATTGAATATATCTTTGACCCAATTCAGTACCAGCAAATTTACTAAATTTACGAGCCACTTCACCTGTCCAACCAGTTGCTTTTGAACCAAGTGCATTTTCAATTTCATCAACGGTTTGCAATGTTTCTTGATTGTTGCGTTTAGCAGTAACCAAATTGGATTGCGCCCCTAACAAACCTTGACGATATGTAGTGCCTTTAGCCGTGTCATCAGCTTCTGTTGGATTAGGGATATAAGGCTGTCCAGCAGAGCGAACCGGATGCGGCAATGGTGTAGGTGCGTTATGGTCAAACGCTGCGCCCATTTGAGCGCCTTGCACACCTTGAGGCTGTTGAGGTTGTTGGAAACCTTGAGCAACACCAACGGTAGCCGTAGGTGCTTGACCTGGCATATTCTGCGTAGTAACAGTTTGACCAGAAGGTGTTACTTGAATTTTAGGAGCAGCAATTTCTTGTGCGCCTGTTGGCGTCATCATCCCCAAACCAATCTTGCCAGCAATCTGAGGCAACATAGCAGGGTCTTTAATCAGATCAATTGACTTTTTATAAGTTTCAGCAAGGCGCTTAACGTGTTTTGAGTCGTATTGCTCTGCAATATCGTCAAGCGACTTTTTATATTCTTCTGGGTCAGTAACTTTGCTATTAGCTTTTTCCAAGAATGTTGCACCAAAAATACCACGTTCTTGAGTGGTCAATTGGTTTTTTGCTGATGCCGCATCAGTCTGAGACTTAGCCAACTTGCTCAAATCTTCAATGTATTTTGTTCCCGTCATTGGGGCAAGGCCAGGAATGGCTTTGTTGATTTTTTCTTGATCTACTTCGCCATCAGTCTGAAAGTTCTCAGGATTAGCCATAAACGCTTGCATAGCCAAACGTTCTTTGTTGGCTTGCTCTGCTTGGGATAATTCAATACCGCCTTTTTGTGCGCCTTGTTGAGCAGTTTGCAATTTTGCTTGAGCTTCTTGCAACTGCAAAGGGTTCATTTGCTGTGCTTGTTGCAGCCTTAATTGAGCTTCTTGCAACTGCAAAGGCTGTAACTGCTGCGCTTGTTGAAAGTTTTGAATTCCAGAAGCGGCGTTAACCATATCAGCCAACGATGTACGTTGCTGTGGTTGAGCGTAATTTGTAAAAAATTCAGCCATCTTTAATCCTTAACTTCCTTTTTGACCCAACAAAGTAGCCAACGTAGCAGTATTAGCAAGGTTGCTAATCGTGTTTGATGTGTTCTGCGCTTGACCCACCGTAGCACCAGCATTAGCCGCAGCCAAACCAGTAGCCAAATTGGTCGCTTGATTGCCGTATTGTGAGCCAGCAGCAACAGCTTGTTGATTAGCAGAAGTGCCTAAACCAGCAATACCCGCCAAGCTGTTATAAATGTTGTTGCGCTGCGACTGATAGTTGTTAAAGGCGTTTTGATACGCATTGCCAGCGTAATCTTGCGTATATTGCTGCAAGCCCTGCAACGTATTGCCAGACAAAGCACCGCCGCCTACGTTAGCCGCACGTTGATTAGCCATTTGGCCTTGGTTCAACATGAACTGATAGTTAGGCGCTAACTGAGCGTTAAGGTCTTGGTTGTTAAACTGGTTTTGGAAGTAACCAAGATTGTTCTGCAAACCAGTTAAGCCTTGCTGACCTGCTGCTTGATAGGGTGCAAGTTGATTCTGCAATCCAGAATAGATACCAGCCAAAGTGCCTTGAGCTTGACCTGCTGCCGCTTGTTGTTGAGCTTGCGCTGAACTAATAGCATTGCTGTTAATAGCGCCGCTAGCAAGACTACCAACACCGCTTCCAAGTGCAGCCAATTGACCAGCAGTTAAGCCTGTGCCTAAAACACCTGCGCCAGCGGCTCCAGCAGTCCCCGCAGCAACAGCGGGGCTTAATGCGCTCGCTACTCCACCAGCGCCAGCACCAGCACCAGCGGCTCCAACGGTAGCAGCAGTTCCAAGATTAGCCAAATTACTTGCATCACCTAATGTAGCCAATCCAGCGGGGGTAACACCAGCAGCACTAACAAGCCCTGTGCTTCCAGCAGCACCTAAACCAGCCGTATTGATAAAAGATGTTGCGTCACCCAAAGCTGTTGATGCTGGAACGACAATACCTTGAGCGCCACCCATACCTGCCAAGCCTGGAGCAGTAGCCGCCGAGCTAAGACCTTGAGCGCCACCCATGTCAGCCAAACTTGTTCCGGCTTGGTTAGCGTAAGCAGATGTTCCAAAATTAGCAGGGGCTTGGATACCTTGCGCCGCATTAGGGGCTGTACCAGAACTAAGTAAACTGCCATCAGGCCCATAAACAGAACCATTAGCAGCGTAAATGTTTCCTGTAGTTGTATCAACAAATGAGCCAGCACCGTAATTTTGACCAACTGTTGCAGGGTTTGCTGTGTTAGTTGCAGCAAGATCACTCAATGATGTAGTTGTTGGCGCTGTTATAGCAGTAGGCGTAGCAGCCGCAGCATTAGCCAAACTTGTAGCATCAGCAGCTTGTGTTACCGCAGCAGAGCCAGGGGCAGCAACTACACTTCCATCAGCGCCAAGAATTGAACCATCGGCAAGAACTGTTGAACCATCAGCCAAAACAGCGCCTGGGGTAACCGCCGCACCAGAAGCCAAAACATCCGCAGCCGTTCCAAGAGCGGAGGCATCTGTTGCTGCACCAACAGCCGCCGCAGCAGCATCAGAGCCTAAAAAACCAGCAGCCGCAGAATCAGCCAAAACGCCACCAGCAACATCAGCCGCAGCAGCTTCACCAGCCCCAGTTAGAACAGCGTCAATAACAGCAGAAATGCCCATAAGTTACCCCAAAACTATTGAATAAGTCTTTTCAAAATAATGACCACCCAATCTCTCAACCAAATGCCCATAATCAAGAAAAGGCTTCATGTGGAATAAGATTCTCTGTGGTAACCGCTTTTTAATTTCTTCAGTCGTCCACTTTAGAAACCTATATCCAAGCAACCCTTTTCTGTAATCAGGGTGAATATAGAGAATGTCTGAGCTAGCCGTGACGCTTTTTTTATAGTGCAAGTGGTTTACCACCATCCAAACACTATAACCAACCAATTTGCCATCATCTCTCGCTGTGTGAACTTCCAAAATCTTGGCGTTTTCAAGCGTCTGATAACGGTCTAAGTCGGGGTCAAGCTCTATAACATCAGTTCGTTCTGCAATTTCTTCATAATGCTCTTTAAAAAGGGCCAATGCTTCATCAACAAATGGAAACAATGGCTCTTTTTGAAAAGTTATCATGGGCTGTAATATGGTACTTTGAAGGGCTGACCGTTCACCGTCACGTTGATAAATCCCACAGGATTGCTAGGCAAAGTTGCAGAACCAGCAGTCGCTGTGGTTGCACTACTGAAGTTTAACAAATTAAGGAAGAATTGTTGCCAACTTCTTGTTGGTCTTTGCGTGTTTCCATCCAAAAAAACCGATTGCGGATATGGATTTAGCTGCTGTGTAGTCGATACGCCGTTAGCCATTAGTTTTCTCCCACGCTAGACTTCAAGTTAGCCGAGACAATCACGCTGTTTACAGGGTCGCTAAAGACCACTTCAAATACCCTGTCCCGTGACCATCCCAAACGCCGCCAGATCGCACGATTCTTGTACCGACCAAGCTGTCCAATAGATACCCAATACTCCCGTGACCATGTAGAGCCACCGTCATTAGACCAACGCAGCATTGCTTGCGGGTTAGTGGTCGTGTTCGTATTGTTGGCGATATTTCCATCGTTAATCACATAAGTCAGACCGTAAGGAATAGACAACGTCTGATTAGGCGAAATCGTCAAAGGGCTAGTAAAGAAAGTGTTACCAATCTGAGTAAACAGCCCTGTTGTTCCTGTTCCTGGCTGGAACTGAATCTGCATTTCATCAAAGTATTGACGTTGCAAGTCAGTCGTAAGATGCGGCGTTCTACGCAATCTGCGGATAGTTTGACCATCATCTGTGTAATTCTGAGGGTCTAACTCATAAATCTTGCCGTTAGCATAGTCGCCAACAAGCACCAATCCTTGGAACAGCGCAGCGCAATTAGACCGATGCCGTGTGTATTCGCTACCGTCCCAATACAACCATTTATGCCACATTTGGGTCGTGGCGTCATAGCACCAAGTTAGCCCATTAGCCCCCACGCTCGGAAACGTGACCACATAAACTTCGTGGCCTTCAATCTGATAAGTGTAAGCAACAGCGTCAGAAATGTATTCATTGACCAGCGTATTCTCAACAGCGTGCGTAGATATGCGAGTTGGGATATACCCATTCATCTGCATGATCTGAGCTTGCCCACGGCTGTTGCGTGACACATAAGCAAACGAATTACCCAAGCGGTATAAAGACTGAGGCGCTGCAATACCGTGTTGCGTAGAAGTGCCAGGGATGCGCTGGAAAGGGAAAGGAACAGCGCCAACGTCTGTCCACACTTCTGAGGAAATTTCACCCATCAAGTAAACTTCTCGATGGTCAGCAATCAAAGCAACTAAGTTATCCGGCGCAGCATCAGCAAAAGCATACGATGTTGAGCTAGAAATCGGCGACAACAGGTTAGAAGAACCCCATTGCTGAGTTCCTGGGTTGTTGTAAACAAAGTAGTTATCCACAATGTCCACAGACGAACCGCCGGAAAACGCACCATCAGTAGAGGGCAAAGTTGTAAATTGGATTGCGTAAAGCGTTTCAGAGCCAACAGTAGACGTGCCGCTAACCGTGTACGTTCCAGTTCCACCGCTACCAGTTCCAAGCGCAGTAATCACCACGTTAGAAGTAATACCAGCACCAATAATTGTTTGCCCTAAGTGCAAAGTTCCATTGGTAACAGCCGATACTGTCAGCGTATTGCTGGTAATAGACCCCGTAACGACAGCGCCAACAGTAGAAGAACCCAAATTGCTAGAAGGCACAGTTTGAGTCTGGTTAATGGTGTATGTACCAACACCGCCTGTTCCCGTCCCCAAAGCCGTTATAACCGTGTTGGCAAGCACAGCAAGGCCGTTCAAAGACTGATTGATGCCAATCGTGCCAGAGCTAACGTTTGTAACTGTTAAAGTTGTCCCGCTAACCGAGCCAGTAAATACAGCGTTCGCAGGGCTGGAAATATACCAAACATAGCGTTTAGCGCCATCAACTATGTAAACGTTAACGCCATTATCTGTGATTTGAACCTGACCAGCAGCCGTGTTCAAGATGCCAATAACATTAGGCACTAAGTTGGACGTCAGCGCATAAACGTAAGCGCCGCAGACAACAATAAGCTGATTGCCGCCAGAAACCGTGTGCATCCCACGAACTTCAGCGGAATTCAAAATAGCCTGAGTGGTAAGCCCAGGCGTTGGATAAAGCGCAATCACCCCACGATTGCCAGCTTGCTTTAAAGGGTCAATTTCAGGACGCCAGTTAATGCACTCTTGGCTCTCTTGATAGATGCTTGGAGAATCGTAACTCGGGCCCACGAAACCGAAATCAGCCATTTGATGACTCCTTATAGGAATCGCCACGCAGCAATGTTTTCATAGAAGGCAAGCTAATTCCAAACTGGACAGCCAACTCACGGGTTGACTTTCCAGATTGTTTTAATTTTCTTGCTTCTCTTGCTTGTTCCATTGTTAATTTGCAACGTGGCCCTGTGTCAGTCGGATAAGTTTTTTGCCTATTTCTCGCAACTTTGTCAGCCATGTTTTCAGCATGGGTTCCAACACGCATATGCTTTGGGTTGCAGCATGATGGATTGTCGCAGCTATGAAGTAAAAAACCCGTTTCATCATAAGATTTTGGTGCTTTGAGTTCAATCACGCTTGGATTAGCAAGATTAAAAATGACTCTATGGGCATAGTAGTTCCAATCATTGATTTGAACTCGCCCATATCCATCATCTTTCAAAGTTCCTTTCCAAGGCCAACATTCATCTTCACCTTTTACATCCACCTTTGACCACAAAACTTCCGGCGTATTCGCTGGTCGCCCTGGAGGTCGTGGGCCTTCTCCATTTTTTTGTCTTTCGTAGTAAGCCCGTTGATATTCACGATTCCTCTTACGCTTCTGTTCAATGTCCATGATGAACTCCTTGTTAAAAAATTCATCATAGCCAATTCTAAGAAACCTGTCAATCCTAATAAATCAACGGAAGAAACCCCCGCTAAGTATCCAACCAGCATCTTTTTGCCGACCCACCAACAGCGCATCCGCATACCGAGCCACTTGAGGCGGCTTCATATTGGTGCGCTTAACAGTAGCCTTGGCATCGTTGGCGTTTTTGGTAATCATGGCAATCTGCGTAGGAGACGCCTTTCCATACATCGGCATCAAGAAATAAGCCAAGTTCCAGCGCAAAGCATTTGTGTAGCCTTGTGGAAGCTGAATAGTGTCGTTTACGCTTGAGTAGCGGCTGAAAATGTTATCGGTAAACATATGCATTTCACCCTGAGAAGGGTTGGGCCACACATAAATGTTACCGAGCAACTCTGTTGGCTGATAGTAAAGCGCCTTGGGCCAAGGGCCGTTCAGCGTTTTCAGACCAATCATTTCGTATTCTTCCAGCGACAGCACAGCTACTGGATAGTCCAAGCCGCCGTTTTGAACTGGAATACCGTTGCTATTTGTGTTGATACGCACAAAACAGCTAGAAATTGTCAATGGACGCTGATAGTAAGCTGTTATAGGGAATGGCGTGACCGTTCCACCCATTGAGGTGCTGCCGACTGATTGAGACACCGAAACCGTGTAAGTTCCGACACCACCAGAGCCTGTCAATACCGCAGTAATTGTAGTACCGCCCGTAACACCGCTGCCGCTAACCACGCAGCCAACACCCAAGTAACCAGCAGAAATAGAACTAACAGTAAGGGTAGTGCCGCTAATAGAGCCAGTAAACGCTGGGCTAGGTGTAGAAACATAGTTGTTAAGGGTGTATGTCCCTGCTTCGTTAATGTTGCCACCAGCGCCCGTGTTAAACGCCACAATCTGCGTTCCTTGGGTCAATCCCATGTTTACGCCGTAAGTCGTGGTCAGATACTGCCCATTGCTGATAGCGCCCGATGTAATGATCGGTGCGTTAGCTGTGATTGACTCATTGTTAATAAACAACGATTGGCTGATTGTGTAAGTTCCTACACCGCCGTTACCTGTGCCGAACGACAGAATAGACGTGCCGCTAGGAATAGATGCGCCAGTAATGATGCTACCAACCTGCAAAGCACCGCTAGAAACCGATGTAATGGTTAGCGTTGAGCTATTGATTGAGCCTGTGCCAGCAAAGTTGTTGACGTTGGTGTTAGCGACTGTAAGGATGTTACCGCTGATATAGCCTGTAAACCCTGCGCCAATTTCACCAGTTGGGCCGATTGTGTATTGCGTCTGGCCTGGAACGATTGGGAAAATGATTTCGTTTTTGTAATACACCATCATCGACTCATTTGACCATTGGTCAATCATGTCGTTCAGCATATCAAACGCATCTTGAGCGGCTTCTGGCGTAGGAGTTTCGCCAGCTTCCAAAGCGCCAATGTCTTTTAGCGCCCTAGAAATGATGTCAATCGGCATTACCATTTGTTATAGCTCCGGCGTAAACACTTGAGGTTTCCACGGAGGCACAACAGATTTCGACTTCTCAAGAAGCGCCAATTGTTCCTCTAGCCGAGATTTTATAACATTTACCCCGTCTTTGGTAGCCTCGTTTTCAATCCATTGTGCGACCATTTCCTCAGTCACTTGATCGAATGGCACACGCAACTTAGGCTCATTAAACCACCAGTTGCCCTCAGTCTCTACCGATTGGTTATCTTCAAATACTGTGCAGCGATACTTGGCATGGGTAATCAAGCCATCTTCCGCTGACAGTTCTTCAATTTTCCAAACGTATTGCATTAGGCCGCCCAAGGCACACCAGCAGCTTGCACTGGATGCTTTTGCAGCTCAATTTGTTGAGCCAGCGATGCTTCTGTTGCGTCTTTGTCAACACCGTTAGCCCAACACCAGTTCAGCACTTCTTGTTCAGTCACGCTGTTGTAAGGGATTGAAGGCGTAGCAGGAGCAAAGCTGCAAGTTGAGTAAGCAGATGCCGAATATTCACCATCGGTTGCCGTAGCAGTCCAATGTGCGGTGGTGATAAACCCATCAGATGTGAGGTAGTCAGTGACGGGGATTTTCCAAGTAATAGTAGCTGACATGATTAGCCTTTCAGTTAAATTGAAGTAATTGTCTGCCATGCAGACCCGCTATAAACACAAAGTTTTGACAAAGTAGTATCAAACACAACGAGACCAGCAGCAGGGCTACTAATTGCGTTCTTTTGAGTTGTTGTCATGTTAGGGAAGCGAACGCCTTTAGTGGTACTTTGAGCATCAAGAATGGCAGAAGCGTTAGCAGTTGTCCCAATACCTAGGTTGCCGGAGGAGTCTAGGCGCATCTTTTCTATGCTTGACCCGTTAGTATAAAACCTAATATTTCCACCTGAAGATTCTGATGAAATAGAAGCATCAATTGAACTATCTCCAAGAAAAGCACCACTAGTTCCAAAACTTGCGTATCGTGTTCCGTTTTGTGCCGCTCCAAAATAACCACCACCTGTAGTTGTTCCAGTATCAGCAAGAACACCACTATAGTTGCCTGTAGCTTTAAATCTTGCCAAATATCCATTAGATGAAGTAACATCCAACTTATAAGAAGGACTACTTGTCCCAATACCCAGACCTGTGCTGGTCAGGCGCATTTGTTCGGAGCTTGTAGAGTAAAACCTTGTATCTGCCGTGGCAAACAAAGCCAAATCATCGCTTGTATTGCTGCCGCCGCCAATCACATTGCTTGCGGTTCCAATGTAAATCTTATTTGTGCCGCCACGGGATATGCCTAAATAGCCACCTTGCGCCGCAGAAGAACCGCCAGCCAAAAGCAACGCAGAACTGTTGGCAGTTTGCGTCAAAGTGCTTCCATCAAACGTCAGCGCAGACCCCGTAGTCAGCACCTTAGAGCCGTTCAAATAGGCTACA